ATACAATGTTTTTCTGATAATTAACATTATATCATATCGAGTTGGACTATCGTTTCTTTTGTGTTACCCCTCTATTGTATCATAACACGTTGAAACTTTCGAGAAAGTACAATCAATCTTGAGTTTAAAGAGGTCAGTTAAATCAAAGTCGTCTGAACCTTATATTATGGCAGGGAAATTGTTTTGCGGACACTGCAATCGGACGGTGCGTAAACACAGTCGGAAATTTTTCTGTCAGAATCCATCTACAAAGGGTGTTCCTGCTTGCTATGATGGCGGATTGAGCCGTGATGTTTTGGAACGTGATGTTCTTGAGAAAGTAAAGTCATACATCGGTAAAGAAATTAAGTCGGCGAAAAGCCGATTTTCTTTTTCAGATAAGAAAAAACTTGAACAGGAGCTTGCAACTCTGGAAGAAAAGAGGGCGAGCATTTTCGAGAATTTACTTGAAAACAAAATCACGCAAAGTGAATTTGAAGAGTGTAAGAAAAAAGTAAACAAGCAAATCCGGAATCAATGTGAACGCATTGATGAGTGGAGAAAACAACAGGCGTTGGTTACTAAATTTCAATGTAACGAACGTCCGATTGACACTCTCCGGCGGCTTTGCAAGGCGAGCGAATTGACTAAAGAGCATATGCAGTTTGTCAAAATCATTAACGTGAACAGCGTTGATGACTATGAAATAATATTGTATGAGGACAGTCCTTTGACTGTGCTTTGCAGAAATATGAGTATTTATGAGGAGGCTTAGAACAACAATGCAAAATTACAAAAAAACGATTATAGCGGTTGCTGTAATTGCGGCAATGACGGTTGGAATGACGGGGTGTTCAGACAATGAGAACACCGAAAATAACTCCGGTGCAAACGGGGCAATTCCAAATTTAACGGAAGACGGCATTATGCCACCAATGAGCAGTAACTTTGAAGTAACCCAAGAAATCTTGAATGCCGATATTTACAGTGGACTTGTACAAATCGGGGATACTGTAATTCAGCTTCCGACAACAGTCGGGGATTTTCTAAGTGCCGGGGCAACAATTAACGATGACACTTCGGAAGACTTTTTGATGAATTCAAAAGAAGTAAAAAATGTCGATATGACAATTGGCGGCACACAGTTTCGGTTTCTTGCCGAAAACAATGAAAGCGAACGGATTTCATTGAAAGAAGCTGAAACAAATACAATTGAAATAATCGGAGTTGCAACAAATATTGACGAAACAGGGACGGCTTCTTCTTCTGAGGATATTTTCTTTCCGTTAGGAATTAAAGTTGGCGATTCTATAGCCGATTTAACAGAAAAATGGGGAGAACCGACAATTGATAATCTTCCTTCCTTAATATATGCCGAAAATACGATACATCGTCGTATGTTTGGTGATACCCGACATGGCGATGTCGTTGTGTTTTTGACTGAATGCTCAATAAGAATGAATGTTGATAGAAATACTTCGCTTATTACTGAGTTATCAATGTCCGCAGGTTCAAAAATACGGAATATCAGAGAACTCAACGCAGAAACAGAGAAAGGCGTAAGTGCAATCAAATTCAATTTACCTTATGAACTTTCGATTGAAGATAGACTTAAAGAGATGTCGGTTAATCAAGTGCCGGACAATCGTGCTTTTATGGGAGTTGAAATTGATGATGAGAAATTCGCTTTAATATTTAGAGTAGAAAATGCAAATGCTCTTGGTGCTTCTTTTGGAGATGTAGACGAAAATATGATAACATCTCATTTTGAATCACATATAAGTTGGATAGAAGATGACACTGTTGAATTAAAATATTCGTTAGAATCTATCGACTTCAATGATGATTCAACCTTAGGTAAGGGCATTGGATATGCGGAATATAAAAACACATTAATAGGTCACGTCTTTGTCGTTCAAAGCGGGCGAGATAGAGCCACAACTTTGGAGATGATGATATTACCGTTAAACGAAGAAAGTGTGTTGTCAGAAAACGCTATAAATGAATTTAAAAGACTAATGATTGAGTTTGTAGATAGCATAGAACCAAATTAGTTAAGGTTGTTTTTATATAAAACATTGCACGATTTAAGAATAATGACTTCTTAAAAAGCACCGTTTGTGAGATTTGACGAACATTGCACGAAAAAATCTTATTTTTTTGTGCAATGTTTTATATGAAAATAGCTTGACAATGCCCTCGTCAAAAATAAGTCCTGATACATTGAAGCCCTGTTTGGACTTCGTTTCCGATGATAACACCCGGTAAAAACTGTTGGTGTGTGAAAAGTTGATTCGCTTGGTGGACGGCACTAATTTTGACAGCTTGTAGAGGTCGCCGCACTGCTCCACCATTGCTTTTGCGGTGTTGAAAACTATGCTTGCCTGATTGATATCGGCTGCACACGAGTACACCTCGGCTCCGGCTTCGCCGTCAGCGAAAAGTAGGTACAGAGCGATTGCGGCGGCAAGTTCTGACTTTCCGTTCTTCTTCCCCACTTCAACATACGCTGTGCGAAATTGCCTGTAGCCCGTTTGAGTGTCAACGATTCCGAAAATATCCCGAATTATGGTCTCCTGCCACTCCATCAGCGTGAACGGTTTTCCCGCCCACTCGCCGGTGGTGTGCCGTAACATCGAGATGAAGTTGACGGCAAAGTCGGCTCGGCGTTTATCGTAGCGTGAAGTCGGGAGCATTAGCGGAGTTGGCGTGTATTTGTAAGTTCCCATTGACAACCTCCGATTTTTGATGTATAATAAGAAACACACCTTTATAAAGGTGCGTTCCGTGGCTTATTTTGAGTTTTCGGCTTTTAATCCCGCATTGTAAACCTCAATCAGCACTTCTTTCAGTCCCCAGACCGAGACCTCGTGGAAGTCCAAGTTGTCGTTGTTTTGCGGTTTTAATGTAAACTCAAACCGCTTTTGAACAATAGTTTCCAGTAGTTCGTCAACAGTTGGATTTTTCATTGCAGTACCTCGTTTCATGTAAGAGAAAAGCCCCTATTCAAGAGGCATTCCCCGATTTACTAACTGCTAAATTCGTAGTACAAATCACCCGAAGTGTGGTCATCGGAATAAACGATGTCGGAAATATCATCATCATAAATCCGCACTCCGCCGATTGCCCGAATGGCAATTTTATGCTTGATACTAAGCACAGTTAGCTCTTTCACAAACTCGTGAAACCTTGCTTCATCAGTCATTTTGCGAGACCTCCTATCATTTTTCTACAAGCCTGCCGTCAACGATGATGTAACGATATTCCCGACCGTATTCGTCAGTGGCGATGACCCTTAACTCGCCCGATTCGTAAGCATTATAGCTCTTCTTGAAGGAGTAATTTTCCCCTAATTGTTCCTTGACCATCTCACGAAAGTTCATTCAGAATCACCACCTTCCGCATACTCGCCCCGCTTGAACAGCCAGTCGCCGACCGCTCTGATGTCGTGCAACGCCCGCATTGCAGTCCCGACCGTTGACCACGTCACCCCGTCTGGTGAATAGCCTAAATGGTCTTCAGCCAGTCCCTTAAGTTCGTCAAGCCGCTCGTTGATTTCGGCGACAACGCCCATGAATTCCGTCAATGCTTTCTCTTGGTTAGACATCACAGTCCTCCACTTCCGCAGGGAGTTCCCCGCTTAGAATCAGCGTTCCGTAGGCTTTGGGGAATTCGAGAATGAAGTCCGCTAAAGCGTAGCAATCGTAGGCAACAGCAAGCTCATAGACCGCATTCATGGAAAACATATTCACAGTCCCCGTCTTTGCGATTTTACGAGCCTCCGAGCGGATTTGTTCAGCTTTATTCATCGTCAGTACCTCCCGATTTCTGATGTTTATCAGCCCACCGTTGACGGCTTTCGTCCGTCAAGAAAGCCGCATTCCCGCTGAGATTCCGACTGAACCACTTCCGAGTTTCAGAGAATTCCGAGCCGTTCATGCCGAGTTTCACCAAGAATGTCCGCATGGAAAACTTCTCATTCTCGACCTCCCGCTCCGTTGCCGTCACCCGCTGATGTCGCTTGACATACTTCATCATTGCGGCGGCGAATTGCCCGTAAATGTTGCCGATTCCGACCTCATCGGAGTGCGGGAAAACAAACTGCACCGTCTCGCCGCAATCATTGATTACAAGCGGATTTCCGAGGGCTTTTGCGATGAGGTTACGGCGGCTTTCGGCGAGCTTGAGCAGATTTTGAAACCTCTCATCGGACAGCGAGCCATTCTTGGGGATTTCCATCGTGATTACGTCATCGGAAATGTCATCATCTTGCGGAATGAAGTCCTTCAGCCGCTTGCCGTCAAGCTCATAATGCCGTTTAATCCCATCGGCGATTTGTGCGGCAGTGAGTGGCTCTTCAACCGAGCCAACCCATGAATCGTAGTAGCCGTTCAGCAGAATCGCCTGCTCGTCAAGCTCCGCAATTTCGCCGAGTCGTGCAAGTTCCTCCACGCCGAAAATAGGCTCGCAGTCGTTGACTTCCTCGGCGTGGAAGTCCGCTGTAAACCACGACTTCTTGCCGTTTTTCTGTAACTCCTGCCATACTGCCACGTATGCAATCCCCTCGTTCAAGATGTCACGTTGTTCCCTTGCAACTTCGATAATTTTCATATTAGAATCCTCTCAATCCCTGTATTTATGCGGTTTTTTCTTAACCGCAACTTCATATTACCATAGACTTTTTCATAAGTCAAGCGAATATGAACAATCAATTTATGGATTGAGATGCTCCATGATACCCGCAAAAATCCAGTCCGCAATAGCGACCACGATGCCATTACCACAGCACTTATAGCAAGCGGAATCAGAGTAGGGCTTGCGTAAAAATGTAGCAATCTGCTTGCGGGATTTCCGCTTGCCGACCGTCAAAAATACCGACTCCCAAAATGAGAAGTCGGTTTCAGTTGGCTCTGCAACGGCGATGTCGTTGCACCAATCGGGCGGTAAGTCCATCAGTTTCAGGCACTCCCGAGGTGTCAGTCGTCGCACAATATATTCCGGTGGAGCGGACACCGCCCCCGGACCCCGAGCCGTCAGCGAATACGCACTCTCTTCGGTGATTTGTGGCTTGTACTGTGCATTAGAACCCGCATTATAAGCGGCTCTGTCGATGCCGTAAGTGGGATATCCTGTCAGCGGAACGTCCTTATAATCTCGAGCGGTTAAAGTCCCGACTTTTCCCTCATTAACAGTGGGAAAACTGCCCGTTGTCATCGAGTACGCCACAGCCGGAGTGTCCACCGTGCTGAGTGTGTAGGCGAGATTTTCCTGCACACCCTTGCCTGCGGGACCGTTCTCGGGCTTCCGACCGACCATGTTGCCCTGACAGCAAATCACCAAGCCACCTTGATTTTTCGGAGTTTGGCAAGACGTGTCGAGCGTTTTCGCCGAGTCGGTCTCGTACACTCCGGAGTGCGGATTCCCGCTGTTCATGCTGTTTGAGGACACCGAGGCAATCCCAAACGCACGGGGAACCGCCGCCATTGCACAATTCCCGCCGCCCATACCCATTCGAGCATCCAAAGTTTGACAAATGCCGTCTTCCTTGAGCTTAATACGATTATCATTCGGCCTGTTCTCTACGGCGAACGCCACATGAACCGCATTATCGCCTGTGTTTGTCGCGGCTCGGAGCGTGGGGGAAACCTCGTTCCAACAGGTGTTACTCGGAAGCCGAGACGTCGCTCCCGGCAAGAACGACACGACCTCGCCGTCCGCAGTTTCGCCGTTGTAAAGTCCCGCTTGATACTCCAACGCAGACCGCAGTAACAGCGGGATTTCCTTGCCTTTCGAGTCCACTCGTCGCAAAATCCCAAGGCAAGCCGCCACCGAAAGGAAAAACTTCTCATCGACATTATGTTCGAGGATTTCGGACAAATGCTGTCGTTTTACCGCATAATAACGGCTTGTAATGCCGTGAAAAGTCTGCCCGCCCCAAGACTTCACAGCCTTTTCCATACGCTTATGTCGATAACACGGGATGCCGAAAAAGTCCGTAGGGTCGTAATATCGGCGGTTAATCCCCACCACAAAAATCCGCTTTCTCCGCTGTGCAATGCCGAATTCCTGACTGTCGAGAATGTTGGGGTTGCAGATGAATCCGAGGTCGGTGAACGCGTCCATCACGATTTTCCAGTCCTCGCCTTTGTGGATACTTAGCAGATTCGGCACATTTTCAAAGAGAAAATACCGCGGGAACTCGCCGTTCGTGGCTTGGAGCATTTCGCCGATTATGCGTGTCGCCTCGAAAAACAGTCCGGAGCGAGCCGCCGCAAGTCCGCCGCCTTTGCCCGCGATGGAAATGTCGGTGCAGGGACTCCCGAAGCTGATAATGTCGCAGGGTTCGAGGTCTCCACCGTTAATCTTGGTAATGTCGCCGAGGTGTTCCATGTCGGGAAATCTTTGGCGAGTGACAGCGATGGGGAACGGTTCCACTTCCGAGGCATAGCGGGCGATTATTCCGTGACGTTGCGCCGCAAGCGGGAACGCGCCCGAGCCGTCAAACAGGCTTAATAACTTCATTTGCAACCTCCTCATAGCTTAGTTGAACGCCGTTCCGTTCAACAAAAACGCCGTCAGCAGAGCCGACAGCTTCCACATATCGAGCCACGATTACATCGACAAACTTCTCGTCAAGTTCGATTGCGTAACAGACACGTCCGAGTTGCTCACAACAAATGAGCGTGGAACCACTGCCGGCGAATGGCTCTAACACAATCCCGTTAGTCTGCGTGCTGTTGCTAATCGGGATTGCCAACAGCGGAATCGGCTTCATAGTCGGGTGCTTCTCGGAGCGTGATGGCTTGTCGCAATTCCATATAGTGGACTGCTTGCGGTCGCCGTGCCACTGATGTTTGCCCGACTTTTTCCACCCAAACAGGCACGGTTCGTGACACCATTGGTAGGGCGACCGCCCAAGTGTGAATGTATTTTTCGCCCAAATGCAACACCCCGACAGCTTGAAACCCGCTTCATCAAAGGCTTTGCGGAACGTCAGCCCCTTGCTGTCAGCGTGGAAAACATACGCAGAGCCGTCATTGGCGAGATGGTCAGACATATTCTTGAACGCATCGAAAAGAAATTGATACAGTCCGTCATCGGAGTCAAAGCTGTCATTTTTGATACTGCCCGCCTTGCCTTGGTAAGCGATGCCATATGGGGGATCCGTGCAGATAAGATTTGCTTTCTTGCCCTGCATAAGTCGTTCGTAGGTTTCCGCTTTGGTGGAATCCCCACAGATGAGCCTGTGATTGCCAAGTGTCCAAATATCGCCCGACTTGGAAAATGTGGGCTTGTCGAGTTCACCGTCAACGTCAAACTCGTCCTCGGCGGCTTCGGAATCGCCGTTATTGAACAGCTTGTCAAGCTCGCTCTCGTCAAAGCCCATAAGCGAAATGTCAAACCCGCAGTCCTGCAAGTCCGCCATTTCGAGAGCCAACATCTCCTCATCCCAACCCGCATTCAGAGCGAGCCGGTTGTCCGCGAGGATGTACGCTTTCTTCTGAGCGTCCGTGAGGTGTTCCACGAACACACACGGAACTTCCGTCAGCCCCTCAGCTTTCGCCGCCATAATCCGCCCGTGACCCGCAATAATGTTCATATCGCTGTCGATGATTACGGGATTCACAAAGCCGAATTCACGAATTGAACTCCGCAACTGCAAGACCTGCTCCTTGCTGTGTGTGCGGGCATTACGAGCGTAAGGCACGAGCCTGTCGACATTGATTTTCTCAAATTTTGATGTGATGTTCATTACTAAAACCCCCTGTTTGCTAATAATTGGAGAAAGGCATTGCTGCCGTTTCCGTTAAAATCGGTGGTGGAATTCTGTGCGATAATCGACCAGATTTCCCGATACAGAGCCGTTGTCTGCTTGGAATATTCCAATGCCGCCTTGATGTACGGCGACGGCTTGCCGCCCGCAATCACCCGCCCGAGCTTCTTGTTCATGTACTCAGTTTCGAGGTACGACCGTCGCATGAAGGCGAAATCCTCGATGAGCTGTTTCGGCACAAACCGCTCACAGCCCGCGTCTGCGACCCACGCCAACGTCTGCTTGTAGATGTCGAGTGCCGATGGCAGGTCACCACCGCCCTCTTTACTCGACATTTCGAGAAAAGTCGGCAGTGGAGCGGCTTCCGACACCTCCGGAATCGGCTCGGGGAACTCCAACACCTGCGGTTTGGAGTGCTTGACCTCGCCGATTCCCTCGTCAATCCGTGCTGTCAGCGGCTTACGCGGTCGCCCCGCACCTGTCCTTGCACCGCCTCTCGGCATAGCCCTCACCCCCTCCCGTCTGAAAATGACTGAATATCTTTGAATTTTCCCGCTCTGAAGCGAAAAATCGCCGCCGTGCGATTAACAGCGTGTGTTGCCCCTGTTTCGCCGTGGTTTGGACGGATTCTTTGAATTCGCCGTGAAAAAAACCTTTGAAAAGGGGGAAAATTCACACGAAACGCCACCGCCGTTGCAGTGTTCATGCGGTTTTAGAGATGTTGACCGCCCCTGCGCCGTACCCCAAAAAGTGGACACGTTTGATTATTTTTAATTCAAAAAGAATCAAAGAATTCAAAAAACGTATTGCATTTGTCACACGTTTGTGGTATAATAGGTAAAGAAGAGCGGAGGTGTCGCCGGCTCTGCTGGTGAGCAGTCCGCTTGACAAGCAGGTTTGAACCCTAATCCAAACACGAAAGGAATCTGTCATGGCTAAAACAGCAGTGATTAACGTCCGCACCGAGCCGGAAATAAAAATGCAGGTCGAAAGCCTGTACAAAAGCATGGGAGTGTCGCTCTCTGACGCAATAAATATGTTCCTCTACAAGTCAATCGACTATCGTGGGCTCCCGTTTGAGTTGTGCCGTGAAATCCCAAATGCGGTAACAATTGCCGCAATGCGTGAGGCTGATGATATATCAAGCGGGAAAGTGCCGTCAAAATCGTACTCGTCTTTTCAGGCAATGCTTGACGAGGCACTCGCAGACGATGACGAGGAGGACTGATTTTGATTGAAATTCTGGATTTAAAACGCACCAAGCAGTTCAAAAAGGACTTGAAACGCATGGTGAAAAGCGGTGCGGATATGGCATTGCTTGACGAAGTCATACTCATGTTGCGAAAGCGTGAGAAGCTTCCTGAGCGGTATAACGACCACTCGTTGAGCGGAAATTGGGTCGGGCATCGTGATTGTCACATACTGCCCGACTGGTTGTTGATTTACAAAATTGACGAGCAGAATTTAGTCCTCACTGCCACCCGTACAGGCTCTCACAGTGAGATTTTCTAAAAACAATCCCCTTTCTTAGCGTGTAACCGTGAGTGACAGCTCGAACACAACGACTGTAAATTTAACCAATCGTGCGTCCCGCCATCCATGAGCTTCACTCGGTGGTGGACTTCCTGTGCAGGGGGTCAGCCGACCATCTGCTCGGCAGATTTCACACAGTGGGTATGCTCTGATGTAGCGGTTGCGGATTCGCCGCCATTCTCGCCCGTAATGCTTGCGACTCTCGGGATTGCGCCTGTACTTCTCGTAATCGTGAGCCTCCTGCTTTGCGTGGAACTTGCAGTACCGTTCGCTTGCACTCACAAGCTCGGAACAGCCGCGATAAGCACAGGGTTTCTTAGGTTTGTAGGGCATAAACTTTCACCTCCGGCAATAACAAAAGCCGCCACGGTTTCCCGCAACGGCGACTTGTGGACAGACTTTCCTAATACTATCATACCACACCCGACTTCATAAATAAAACTGCAATCAACTGAAATTTACTGCAATCTTTTCAAGGGCTTCCGTGTGGAGTTGATACGCTCGCCTTTCGCTGATGAACAGGCTTTGTGCAATCTCGAACCAACTTGTGCCGAGAATGTACCGCTTGAACAGAATCGCATGGTGTGGCGGACTTCCGACCTCATCAATCGCGGCGGCAATCTCGTCAAGTTCAGCCTGTGCCGCCTGAATCTGCTCTTGCTTTTCGAGAATGCGGATGTATTTGTCCTCGTTCTTGTGGACGTTGCGAGTCGGTGACTTCGGCATTCCGTCAAACTGCGGACTGACGTATTCAGCGGCGGATTTCAAGTAAGCAAGCTGTTCTTGCATGGTAGCAATCCGCATTTTAAGGCTCTTCGCACTTTCGAGACGCTGTCTTGCAGTCATCGCTCACACCTCCCGTACTCGCAACCGCCCCAAGTGACGGACACAAGGCGAGTTCCGTTCACGCTGATGTTCAGCAGTGCGTGGTAGTAGTCGCTGTCGGGATTGACGCACTGAACGCCAATCCACTCAACCTGTCGTGACTGCCGTTTCCGGCGGTCGTAGACAGTAATCGTGCCGTTGCCGGGGGCTTGTGAATCCTCACGAGCGTACTTGCAATCAGCGCATTTAATGTTCTTCATGAAACAAACCCTCCACAATTTTCTTGACTTCATCGACACTGCGGACAACATATGCACCGCCGTTTGCCGCATTGATTTTGTCGAGCGTCGCCGACTGCAGTGCAGTCAACTTGCCGGACTCGGTCTTGACCTCGAAGGCGATAAACCAACCGTCAATGCAACAGATGATGTCGGGCAAGCCCGCAGTTCCGAATTGTCCGCCGTGCTGTTTCCAATAAAAGCAGTGCGGGACGGTTTTCAAATACCGCAGAATTGCGGCGACGATGGTTTTTTCGCTCATGTGAACCTCCTATAATATAAATTACGGTCATTATTGTTTTTGGTTAGCTACCAACAGCAGACCGTCGCTGTCTAAATCGGGGTATAATACTGTGAGTGTCGGATGATGTTCTTTACCAAGAACTATGCGTT